TACTCGGGTATCACGGGGGAATTTCCGCCTCTTATATTTGAATGGATTCAGCAAGCCCAGTGACTCTATGAACCGCTTCCTGCTCCTGCAGTTTCAAGTTCAGTTCGGCAATCTTGTAGTCTTTCGCCAAGCAGTCCTGCTCAGACTTTATTACCTCCTGCTGAGTATCCAGGGCTGCCATCTGCGCATCAATGGCTGCTTTTTGTGCAGCAACGATGAGCTTCTGATTATCTTGCCGCAGACGTTCAATCTCATCGGCGGCAGCATTAATCGACGTCCTTCTGCTTGATCGCCATGTCGAACTGCTCAACCGCCTGCTGCATCTCAGGCGGCATCTTGTCCATGTTCGCCTTTTGTTCGGCCTCAAGGATCGGAGGCGGCAGTATCATGTGCAACCGCTTGCTTATTTCNNCACGTTCATCAATTCGGGGTGCGCCTGAATCATTGTGACCATGCTTTCGGTGGCTTCCTGCCGCAGTGTGTTGTAGCTCGGGCCGGATGTGATCGTTACGTCGTAAGTTCCGACAGACAAGTTGTACATCATTTGCAGGCCTTGCTTTTGGCTGGCAGTGGGTATCGTCGGGTTAATGGACGCCTCTGATGTAGTGCCATCATAGCCCATGATACGAACAACGCGATTCGAGTCGTAAATTTTCGGGATCAAATCGACGATTATCCGCCCGCAGTGCCGAATGGCGCGGTTCAGGTTGTCGTGGTAGTGGAATGTCCCGGTGTCACCCTCTCGCTGACGGGCCATGATTGCCTTGCCGCTACGCTCATTGCTCGGAGCACCAAGCGATGCGGCATACATTCCGATAGCGCCCTGGATGTCGTGCTCGCTGATTTGCATGTCCTGCTGGAACCCCACCGGAACATCGGTCGGGTTGATTCTCGACGGCGGCGAAACAGGCTGCCCGTTCAGAGATACCGGAGTATAGCGCAGCACTGAATGGTTAACGGTATTCGCAGTTTTCCACTCGTCTTCGTAATTTTCAACCTGCCCCTCAGCGGCAAGCCACGGAGCCTTCGGCGTGAGCGCTACCCTCTCAGCAAACGATGACCTGGAATAGTTGTAGAGTCTTTGCGCGTCCTTTGCCGGACGGATAATGCCAGAGTGCGTTACTTTGCCTTCGATGTCGATCTCGTGGCCCCATACGACACAGATTGGAATATACTTGCCAAGCCATTCAACAGGCTCTTCAAGGTACTCTTTACCGGAGCATAGCGAGTGAAACACCTTTCTGATCGGGATGTTCCGTTTGTCCTTGACCAGCGAATCAATCTCGACACCGGCATCCTTCAGCTCAGTGTAGCGAGCCATAGAAATGACGGTGTTGTCGGTCATCAGGTACAGGGTTCGCTCTTCTTCTCTGACTTCCCAATACCGCACGACGCGAACTTTTTCGCCATACCAATCTGCGCATTCGAGCGCTTCCCAATTCTCTGGAATCTTGCCTGGGAACTTCTCTTCAAACACGTCCTTGTCTAAATCCTCAATCTCGAAGGCCCACTTCATGTCTGAGGCGTCAGCTTCAGTGCTGTTCGGGTCAATCAGCACCGACAGCGGATTGCGTTTCCGCTTGATCTTGATGTCCTGATCGAAGGATTCCTCGCCGGAATATTCGGTTCCGACAGTAAAGTACCCGAATCCGCCCGTTGCGCTGGAGTCCAGAGCGGTGTCGTAGGCAGCGTCCGCGTTGCTGCGCGATTCAATGTGCTTTACGATGCCAGCGAGAATCTCAGCGGTCGCTATATCAGCGCCACCGTCAACGGGTGATACTTTTATTGCGGGGCGGTTCTGTCGGCCATCATTGACGATCTGCCTTACATACTGGTTGAGTTTGTCCACCGTGAGACATGGGCGCTTGTCCTTAATGCGCTGCTCGGATATTTCTTTCGGCCACTGTTCGCCGCTTCGGAATTTTATGTCGTCCAATGCGTTCTCGCGGTCGTCAGCCCAGTATTCTTCCGAAAGTTTGTACCGCTCACGGACTTCGTGGAGCGGATCAACCTTTTCTTCGGCGGATTCTTCGGATACTTCGTCTGCCACTAGATTATCCATTAGTCTGTCCTTATTGCATCCAACTTACAGCATTCGGTTGATTATAGCTTGTTGTACGGGGCGATACTCTATCTTTCAACATTTTGCTGGCTGCCCTGTTTGCCACAGGATATGCAAAGGTTAGGGCCAGAGCATCAGCAACGTCCGGCGATGCCACCCCGCGTTTCTTCATGGAGTCTTTTGACTCAAGCTGGATCGCCCCGTTACTGGTTAATTTATATTCAGGGCCACACAGTTCCGCCTTCAAGTAACTGTTCTCATGCGAGGCATTCGCTCCAGCACTTCCGATGCTCGCCGTTTTCAGCCACTCACGCATCGTTCCCCACATCTCAGCACGTTTGTTGGCATAGGCCACGGAGTTTGCTTTCCATCCGAAATTCACCCCACGTACCTTGTACCGCTGCTCGGCCAGACGATCCACCACGCCAGATCCAAGGCCGCCTTCGTCAATTACCGTCATGTCTGGTTGCCACCTTTCCATCGCCTCGATGACCTTGCCGACAACTTGCATAGTATCTAATCCACTGTACTTGCTCACCGACACCAAATCCCTGCCGCGCCGCACCACAATACACGTCTTATCTGCCCCAAACCTGGCAACGTCCACCCCAATCACCAGAGGCGCTGCGTCATCGTAGTACTTATCCCTCGAAATCGCCTCGCCAACCACGCCTGTGCCAATGAACTGCTCATCCCCTACATTCGGAAACTGCCCGTAGACTTCGACCCGCGCTTCGTTTGAGTCCTCACCCCACTGCTGGATGATGTTGTCGTAGGTAGTTTTGCTGATGCCTTCGACAGAACGCGAATCGATCTGCGTGGTTCGCCACAACTCTCTATTCTTGTGGAAGCACTCAAAGAATGATCCCTTATTGCTCCGTGGATTTGAAAACGCCAACCAAAACCTATCAACAATGTTCTCCGTGAATACCCCCTCCTGCACCGTCCAGATCGGACTTGGGATGCCTGATGCCTCATCGAACACCGAGAACTCACCATCCATGTTGTGCGCGCCAGCAAATGCGTCAGGATTCTCCTCACTCCACAACTGCCCCGATATGTAGTAGTACCTTGTGCTCTTCCCCAACCCTTCCGGAGACTCAATATAATTCTTGAACCATGTCTTCGGCTGTATCGACATCGCATTCAACTCGAAAAACTCGCTATTGATCCCCCGCGCCACCCACTTCGCAATCTCAGGAAATGTCTTGGTGCGGAGCTGCGGCTCGCCATTGGCCGCCACCCACGTACTCCCACCAATCCTTGTCGACATAAACCAATGTGCCAGCATCCCCACCAACGCCGACTTCCCAGGCCCACGACCACTCGCAACAGCGTGCCGGTAGTAATCACCTACATCTGCAACATCCAATCCCCGCTTCAATTTCTCTTCCAGATACGACTCAATCTCCAGCATCACATCTCGCTGCCACTTCCGAGGCCCATTCATCCTCTTCAACTCACCTTCGCCCCAAGGGTAAGCGTACAGCGCAAATTTCAACGGACTCAAGTAAAAATCCGGCTCCAGCATCCTCGTTAATATCGCCGCCTGCTTTTCTGTCAACGCAGAGTCACTCATATATATCCTCCTGCATCGGCATCACCACCAACTCCTTCAACTTCGCCTCCCTCATCTCCAACAACCCACGGAAATCCACACTATGCACATTCATCACCTCAACCTGCTGTTTCTCCCCCCAATTAACACGATCTACCTTCCCTGCCGTCTTGCTATACGCATCAAACTGCAATCTCGCCACCGCCACCGAATCCGCGTCTGCATCCCTCACCGCCCTCAATCCCTCATACGCCAACGACTCAGCAAAACACCTGCGTGCCAATTCCAATTCCTCAACTCGCACCGGCTTCTCTTCTAACCATCTCCTCAACACCGTTGGCGTCAACCCGCAACTGGTCGCTATCTCCCCCTGCGATTCACCAATAGCAATTCGACCAGCAACCAAGTCCAATAACCCAGCATCGCCAATGTCATCAATCAAGGCATCAAGGCGTGAATATGCGGTGGATGTAAGTTTTCCCATACGCCTTTTATAGCACAAAATTAAAAAAAATTGTGACAAAGGGGTTATGTGCAGACACACACACCCGTCAATGCCCACACCCCCCCCCTACCTCGCAGTCAGATGTCCGGCTAGTTGCGCGTCCTGCTGTCCTGCTGTCCTGCTGCGGTGCAACATGATGCCGAGTCTATGCGCGCATGGTGTGCATGCGGGTATGCATGCGC